AATTTCTCCCGTAAGCTTTTTTATTAATTCCTTTTTTACAAATTCCACCACCTCTAAAATTTACTCTCCCACCTTTTGCAAAATCTGTAGTAAGTTTATCATCTCCAATCATATCTGTTTTTCTAGATACTGGATCTTTATCAAATCGTTCTTGAATTTTAATAGTTTGAAGTGTGTCACTTGGTGATGTCTTTTTTCTTTTAGCCATTTTTTCAGCTAATTCAATTTTAGCTTTATCTTTTTTAGATTTAGACTTTTTAGTTTCTATGTATTCTTTATTTGGATCAGACATTACTTTTTGCCCTTCATAGCCATTGCCATCATAGATGGTTTTTTCTTTTTAGTAGTTTTCTTTTTTGATCTTAGCATTTTAAAATCTTCAGCACTGATCTTACCATCTTTGTTTACATCAAGTTTAGATTGTCCACCTGACATGTAACCTTTTCTCATCATGCCACCACCCATAGCTTTAGTTCTAGTTTGTGTGTTGTATCTTCTATTAGACATTATTTTTTTCCTCCGTTTCTAAAAATTTGAGTTCCCTTTATACCATAAATACTTGCCACGACCAAGATCCAAAGATTAGTGAACCAAGAAGGAAGTGAAGAGAAATGTTCGAAAAAGATATTTACTTTGTCCATTACAGTTGGATCGTCAGATATGACTGCCCATGCTAGGATTGCTATTGGCGCCGAAAGAATTAGCAAAACCGCCTCGTCCTTCCAGTCCGATTGTCTAGCTTCTAATAATTTACCTTGGTAAGCTTCTTTGCCTTCAGCCATACGTGATGCATGCATCAACTGTGCCTCTGACATAGCCATTTTAGTCTTCTGCTTGTTAGCGTATATTTTACTTCCAGCAGAAACGGCTAATTTAATTGCCGATAACCACATATTAGTACGCTTTAGATTTTCTTTTCTTCTCTGCTAGTACTGCACCTTGACCTTTAACTTCTTCTTCAGGTCCACCAGTACCAATATAGTTATAAGCTCTGTCCGCAGTTGTTTTAGATCTTGGATCTATCTCAATTTCTTGCTCAGAAACTTTAACTTCTTTTATATTATCAAGTTTTTCCATTTTATCTCCTTGGTTTTGATTTTCCAGCCTCTGATAAAGCAATTGCAATCGCTTGTTTACGACTTTTTACTTTTTTCTTCGACTTGCCAATAGGTAACTCACCTTTTTTGAATTCCCTCATAACCTTTTTAACCTTTTTTTCTGGTTTTGTCATTTTTTTTCTCATTTATTCGTCTCCACTTCTCATAATTGACACTTTAGGCATCATACTACCTTGATTTTTCATCATTGAGTCAGTGCTTGGAAGAGTTTTACTTAAAATTGTTTTTTCAATTGAAGTATCAGCTCTTAAATTTGCTAATTCTTCGTTCTGTTCAAGTTTTTCTTCTTGATTTGATTGATTCATCATTGCTTTCATCTTATCAAGATTCATTTTCTCTTCAGATTCTTTTGCTTTTCTATCATTTTCCATTGCTCTAAGGTCTAATTCTCTTGATCTTAGTTTCGCAATAGGATCATTATCAAATTGTGAAGTAATTTCCTTCTCTTCCTTCATAAATTCTTCCATCATCTCAGCAATCAAAACTGCTTTTCTAGATTCAATTTTTTCTGTTAACATTTTTGCTTGCATTTGCATTTGTTGAGCCATTTGTGGGTTCTGTTGCATAGCTTGTTGCATTTGTTGTAACTGAATTAATTCATTTCTAAACTCAATTTCAATTTGTTCTTGAGACATTAAAGAAATATGTTCAAAAATATTTTTCTCTAACGATGCCATAATCATAGGATTGTTTCTTGCAATGTTTGTTGCCATGAAATTTAAATGAGATGTAATATGAGCTCTATGATCTTGACCTGGAAATGCTTGAAACTGTTTTCCACCTAATGCATCAATATGTTCTAATGCAGGATCTTTTGGCATTGGTTGCATAGGTTTAACTAAAACCTGATCAATATTTTTTACACCTAAAGCTTCATACATATTTCTATATGCAGCATATAAATTATGCATTTGAGGATTAGATTGTGCCAGTTGGAGTTCAGTTTGCGCAAGTGAAATACGCTGTGTTTGTGAGAAAATGTTAGGGTCAGCAACTGGCAATATATCTACTCGATCATCAAAGTCAGATTGTTTAATCATTTTTTGACCCCCAACTACATCATACGGATATTCCGGTGGTAGATATAATTTGAATACTCTAGCTAAAATTTTAAATTCATTTTTGAGAGCTGAGTAAATTCTTTTGTGAATAGCTGACATTGTTCTACTTCCTCTTTCAAGTAGAGCAACTGTTGTTCCTACTGCCGCTTGTTGATTGCCATCACCAACTTGTAAATCTGCAATAGATGCAAACCTTTGACCAGCGTTTACTACAATACCCATCAAACTTAATAAAGTCTGTGATGGTTCTTTAAATGGTAACATCATAAATGAATCTCTTAGATTTCCACCAGGTGCATCTACGTCTCTAAATTCACCAGGTTGAATTGATTGTGAATCATCTCTAATTCTAATACCACGCATTTTAAATCCAGCTGGTAAATTAGATAATGTACCTGCATCGAGTAATTGTCTTAATGCAGTTGTAGCTGTACGTGACAATCCACCAATCATATGAATTAAACCAAAACCATAAAAACCTAGTCCGGGTAAAAATTTAAAATGTACAAAATATTGTATCTTAGTTTTTTTAGGATCACCTATTTCATAATTTCTTCTAACAGATAAAATCTCATGTGACCCTTCTACTAAAGTTACAATGTAAGGTATTTTAATTCCTGAGGGCTCACCAGTCTCTTGATTTACATCTTCAAAACCTTCTAAATCTAAATCAACGTGACATTCTAATAATGTAAATACATCTTCATCTCTTGTTCTTGAAATTCCTTCAAGTTCTCTTTCTTTTTTTTCAACATCAGTTTCTTTGTCACTAGGTTTTCCTACATCAACATCTCTATAAAAACCTGAGACCTGTTGTTTTCTTAATTCGTTTTCTGAAATTTTTACACGATGAATAATTGCTTCCGCATCATCTAATGAGGTAGCTGTGTACGGAACAATTAAATCATCTGCAGGTACAAATTTTGATACAGCCCTTTGTTCTATATCATCATAATATACCTTTTTAAAAGCTGAACCTGCTAAAGGTAGGTTGAACAACATTTGATCAAACTCCGGTTCATACTCTTTCATCTTCTCCATAATTTCGTAATTCATAAAATCTTTAACTCTACCTGCTTGGTCTGTTTTCTCAGGTGTAGGAACTCCTAAAATTTGAGTTCTAACTGGACCATCTGCCGGTAATAATTCTTTATACGCTAATGCTTGAAACTGTGTAACTGCTTCTGCTAATACTGGGTGAGTTGCACCTGATGCACCACTAAAGGGTTCAGTTCTATTATCATATTTAAAACCTAAAAGGTCTAAACCTTGTGTATAAGTTTGTGCCCAATCTTTTCTAGATGCAGAGTAATCCATATACTTAGAATTTAAATCTGATGCTAATGGAGCTAAAACTTCCTCTGGTAAAAATTCTGCTAAGTTTGCATAATGCTCATCCCCACCTTCAGGTGATGCAGCTTGTGGATCTAAATTAATATCAACGGATCCATCTTCGTTTGTCAATACTTCTACATCATCAGGTGATTCCTGAACTTCTTTAACTTCTTCTACAATTTGTTCTTGAATTTCTTGATCACTAGGTAACTCAAGTTCTTTTCGAGGCTCGTTTGGAAGCGCTTTGTCTATATCTGCCATTGTATTTTTTCTCCGTATGTTTTACTTCTTTAACAGTATTATAGGAAATATTCAAGCCCTGACTCTGGGGCCCTGATTCCGGAGGCACTGTTGTAGTTAGCCTTTTAGTCATTACCAAATCGTTTAAATAATTCTTGTCCTGGTCCTTCAGCAAATTCTTTATATGACATTCTATCATCATATCCACCTTTACCACTGAAGAAATAATCTCTCATCCATTTCTCAGATTTAGGCATTGTGCCTTCAGAATTGTTTTCTCTAGACTCCTTCATTGCTTGTCTTACAGCTTCTCCCAATGATAAAGGATTCTCTTTATCATCCATAAGTTCTATTACCCTTTTATTGAATTCAGCTTCAGGATCCTGGGAGCCTGAGTTATAGTTTACTCTGCCACCATCTGCATACTTTTCTAAATAGTCTTTTTCTTCTTGAATCTTTTTACTAGCCATAATTCCAGCATCACCAAATAAAGGTCTAACAATTTCCATATATTCTTTTTCAGAGAGCTCACCATTGTCATAAGCTTTTCTAGAAAATTCACCAACTAAATTTACATATGTTTTTGGACTAAACATTTTAGCTGCTTGCTCAGTATTTAGCATATCTAAAAACTGTTTATAATTTTTTGGTTTTTTAGGTGGAACTTGGTCAGGCACTACAGGACTCCTGCGATACCGCCCATAGCTAGTTTTTTCTTTTCTTTTTTTCTTTTCTCAATTAATTTTTTAATCATTTCAATATCAAATTGAGGACCTTGTCCTAATGGATAAGTTGTTGTATCCTTCTTCATTGATTCTGATGGTTCAACAATTTCTTCTGTACCATCTTTATATTGCATTCGACCACCATATGCAGCCATAGCTCTTTTATCTTCCATCATTTTTTTTCTAGATAAATACATATTGATATATTCATCAACTGTTATACTCGGATCTAATTCACCTTTTTCCATTCTATCATTAAATTCTCTAATGACAGACATTAGTTCTAATTCAAATTCATCTTCTGGCTCTGAGGCTAGTTTAATTGATGGCGCACCTCTATCTAGAGATTTGATT